GAGCGCATCCGCGCAGCCTTCGAGCCGGCCCGCACGGTTCGCACAGGTCGCGCCACCTATCGCCTCGCCATCCTCTCCGATGTCGCGCAGCGCGACAGCCCGCATGCCGCAGGCATCCTCCCGCAGCGGGGAGGCCGCTGATGGCGCTGCGTATCATCACCGCAGACGAGCGGCAGGCCGAGGAGCGCGGCGTCAAGGCTGCCATTCTCGGCAAGCCCGGCATGGGGAAGACCTGGCTTCTGAACACCACCTGCGCCGTCACCACGCTCTTCATGGACCTCGAGGCGGGTGATCTCGCCGTGCAGGGCTGAAGGTCATGGTGCCGGAAGTAGTCCCGCCATCCCCGAAGCGCAGGGCCCAGCCGGTGGTGGTGCCGAGATCCAGGGCGAGGATGCCGGGCTTGCGCGGCCGGTAGAGATTGGGATCGGGCAGGACGGTGCTTGCGTCAGGGGCGGGCATGGTGAGAGTCGCGAAATCCATGGTGGTCTCCGAAAGGGGATGATCCTGGTGAGGGCGGCGATGGCGCGGTTCTTGGCGGAGCTCGCCGTCGCTGCCCGGCTTGGGGGGAGGTGGCCCCAGTTGGGGGCGGTCCCCGGACCCGAACCAGGCGTCCCCGGGTGTGGTGTGCGCGCGTCTTTGGGACGCGCACGCACACCCCCCGTAGGGGGGTAGCATTTTGCGGAACTTGCGGAACTTGCCTAAGCCACTGATTTCGTGAGCCATTTGGAAGTTCCGCAAGCAAGTTCCGCAAAGCCTCGCTGCGGAACTTGCGGAACTTGGTCAAACCACTGATTTCACTGGGCGATTCAAGTTCCGCAGGGGAGTTCCGCAGGCTTGCGGAACTTGCGGAACATGGAAGTTCCGCAGCAAGTTCCGCACAGTGCGATGACGCATCGAAGGGGCGCTTCATGCCTCGGCCTCCGGGTCGTTCAGCACCCAGATTTCCGGATTCTCGACAGGCAGAACCGCGTTGTTGGTCTCCGATTGGAAATGCGTCGGCAGCAGCGGGACGAGGGTGCGTGTGATTTCGCCGGTCTCGGGATCGACCGTCTCGCCGTCCGTCTCTAAGAGCATGTCCTGCACCAGGAGGTAGCCCTTGGTGGATTTGCTGACCGGAATGCCGAGCTCGGGCGCGTCGCGCAGGAACTTGATGTAGCCCTTGTTCGCGAGGACGTTGATGCGGCGGGCGATGGTATCGTCACCGCCCAGCCCGTGCGTGTTCTCGAACTGTGCGGCGAAGGCGCTGCCGGTGAAGACCTTCCCCTCGCGGGCCTCGTTAGCGATGATTTGCAGGATGACGTCGTGGCGCCGGCTGCGCTCAGCATCGAGCTTGCCGCCGATGTCCTTCCGCACCAGGCGTTGGCCGGTCCGATCGAGTTCCACCCAGGCGCCACCACGTTTGTCGACCAGCATCGGCTCGAGGCCGGGCCCGTTGCGCAGCTCGACATGCAGCTCGCGTTCGGTCTGCTCCTCGTCGGGGCGGAACAGGATGGCGCCCGAAGTGTAGTAGCCGCGCAGCGCGCTGGCGCCGGACAGCGCCAGGAAGGGATCATCCTTCACCTGCTGCTTGCTGAGCTTCTTCGTGTGGTGGACGAGGATGATGCCCGCCTCCGAGGCGACCTCGTCGCGCAGCGCCTCGACCCGGCTCTGCAGGAAGAACATCATCGCCGCGTTGTCGTTCTCACCTTCGCCTGCGGGCCCACCATCGAAGAGGTTGCGGATCGGGTCGATGCAGATGATGTCGGGCGGCGTGTCAGGGAACGCAGCGTGGATGGCGGCAGCGACGAGGGGCACGCCCTGGTCGTCGAGCAGCATGCGCAGCTTGGGGGTGACGACGAGGGTGTTGCGGGCGCGAGCCACGACGGCGGGATCGAGCCGGAGCTGCTGCAGGCGTTCGCGCAGGTAGTGGTATTGGATCTCGGCCTGGAGATAGAACACCCGCAGCGGGCGCGGTGCGGTGAATCGCAGGAACGGTGCGCCGGCGGCGGCGTGGACCAGCAGGCTGATCAGGAAGTCGGATTTGCCGACCTTCGGCGCGCCGCCGAGCACCAGCATCCCGCCAGGGGTAAGCAGGCGTGGCCCGATGAGGTCGTCGGGCATCGGCGAGGTGTCGTCGAGCAGCGCGCCGAGCGTGTGCGCAGGGATGGCGCTGGACGGCGGCGCAGTGGCGCGAAGCAACGGCGGCCCGTTGCGGTCGACATGCAGCACCCAGATGCTGTCCGCCTCGACCTTGAGACGGTCCAGCGGCCATTCAGGCCGAAGGCAGGCGGCATTGTACTGGCAGATGGCCTCCCAGCCGTCGTCGCCGGTCATGCGACCCTCATGAACCATGCGGACGAAGTGGCCGATGGCGGCGCTGGCGCCATGGAAGCGGGTCCAGGCGTCCTGGCTGCCCTCGCGCACCGGCGTGGTGAGGACGGCATCGAGCCCTGGCCGATTGGCGCCAGCGGCGGCGGTGGGCGCCGCGAGGCCCGGCATGGTGGGCATGGCCGCCACCGCCGCGGCGAAGTCGGGGAGCTCCACCTCGACCCTGGTGCGGTGCTCCCGGATCGTGACGCGTCGCTGGACGCCATGCTTCTGGTGGACGGTGCCGGGCACGCGGATGGGCTGGTGTGCCGATCGGAAGTGCAGGTCGCCGCCGACCTTCTCGGCGATCTCGCCGCGTAGCGCGCAGAGGCGGGCCAGCTCCTCGCCTTCGGCCGGCTCCGTGAGCCGCCACCACGCGTGCAGCTTGGCGACACCCTCGGCGGTGCGGCCGCCACTCTCGACCAGCAGGGTTGGCGCGCCGAGATGGTGCACGAGGCGCGCCAGCTTTGCCGCGATGTCACCGGCGTCGAGATCGACCACCACGGTCTGCATCTGCAGCACATGCTCGGCGCGGGCCTGCCCCTGCTCGGCGACGGTGCCGGGGATGACATAGACGGCGCTGCCCTCACGCGCGGCCCAGGCGGCGTAGGCGCTGAGGGAGGCGGCGGCGTGCTGATCGGCCGGGACCCAGATGTTGTGTGGCTTGGTGTCGAGCCCCTGGCCCTGGTCGACGAAGCCACGGACGGGGATCAGCCCGTCGCAGTATCCGAACACCACGTCGAGGAAGGCGGCGATCTGCTCGATGTCCGGCGCGATGGGCTGCGCGGCCGCCGGCATCGGCTGCCCAGCACCGGGAAGTCGATCGAGGGCGATCTGCCCAGCGGCGGGAAGTTCGCTCACGCTGTCATCCGGCAGCGGCGCGGCATCGTTGAAGTCGCCCCATGCCGTCATGCAGGCAGAGCCCAGCAGCGCTTGGCCCAGGGGCAGAAGCGGCACTCAAAGTGATCGGCCTGGGCGGCAACGCGGGGCAGCAACTCGCCGGCATCCGTCGCGGCAAGGATGCGCACGGCCCGGTCCGACATGCGCTGCGCCAGTTCGGCGTTGAACGGCACCAGCTCGTGGTGCAGCTCCGCCGTGTCCTTGTTAATGGCGGTGAAGAGGGCCGGGTTGTCCGCCACGCCCGGGACGCTGGCGTCCATGTAGGCCTGGTAGACCGCGATCTGCGCCGCATAGATTGGCTTGGACACGGCGACACCCTTGCTGGACGTCTCGCGCCAGGCCTTGGCGTTCATGGTCTTGCATTCCCACAGCGCCGGGAACGCCATGCCGGGGATGGCGGGGCCGCCGGCGAAGACACCATCGACATGGCCACGGATGCGACCGCCCGCTACCGAGAAGCCGAATTGCGGGGCGTCGGGCTGATCGCCACGGCGGGTGCAGAGATCAAAGCCAGCGCCACGCAGCCAGGCCACGGCCATATCCTCCAGCGCGTGCCCGATCCCAAAGATGCGCAGCAGCCGCCCGTCGAAGTCCGCCCCCGCATCCTTCGACGCCTTTGCGAGCTCGAACTGCAGTGCCCGCTCGCAGGCATGGCCCAGCCGGGAGCCACCCAGATAGCTGCGCGGCGGCGTGGCCGCGTTGGTGGCGACCAGCGCCGCGTCGATGGTCGCGTTGACGTGCGCAGAGGTCTGGCTGCGGCTGTTGAGGTCCAGCATCAGAAGGGCGCATCCGCGGCGGTGAGCGGGCGGTGGGGGGCATTCGCCTGCTGGGCGGTGGCCTGCATCGCATCCTGAAAGCCGCCGACGGCGACCTCGATCAGCGTCAGCACCTGCGGTTCGGTCAGATCGATCAGCCGGGTCTGCCAGCCGATCTCCCCCAGGCATTCGCCGAGCGGGCGCATGGTGGCGCGGATGGCGGCCTGTTCCTGTTCGGTGAGATCAACCACGACTGGAGCGCTCCTCGCGGCAAGGGTGGTCCACAGCGCCTGGCAGGCCATGCTGCAGAAGGAGGTGGCGGGCCGTGGTGGCCGCCGCCGTGTCGGATCGAACCAGCCAAAGCCGCACGTGGAGCGGCGGCAGATGGCGCAGGGCAGGACGGGATTGCGCATGGCTGGTCATGCAGCCTGGCCCAGCGTCGCGGGCTGGGCGTTGCGCACCAGGTTGCGGATGGCCTGGCGGTTGAACTTGAAGGTCAGCAGCGCCGAGGCCTGGTAGCGCGTCATGCCGAGATCGGCCCGAGCCTCGGGCGGCAGGTGGATCAGCTGGCGTTCGGTCGGAGGCTCGCGCAGCCAGCGCCGGCTCTTATGGGCGCTCTCGTCCGTCTCGTAGGCGTTCAGCCAGTCATCCGCCGCGGCCAGCGCCACCAGCCGCTCCCCGATGGACAGCAGGCGCGGCCGCTCCTCCTTGGCGCCACCGACCGCGTGCCAGGCCCCATTCAGGAAAAAGATGCCCGCCCAGCCGTTGAAGCCATTGGCCAGCAGTGCCGCGTCATCACCGAACAGGTCGCACCATTGGAAGGCGGAGCGCCGGAGGAGGTCGATCTCCGTCATGATGAAGTCGGTGAGCGGCGCCGTCTCGCGCCCGCGGGGCTCGAAGGTGTGACCACAGATCGGGCATTCCATCACCGCGATCGGCACCTCGGCCTCGCAGGACGGGCAGGTCTTGGTGGGCGGCTCACCCTCGCCGGGCTGGCTGTCGAGATCCACGTCCTGCTCCAGGCAGCCGTGGATCTGCGAGGAGGTGCCGAAGTCGAGCACGATGCAGTCGCGCTTGACGATGCCGGGATGCTCCGCGGGATCCACGGTGCGCAGCCCGCGGCCGACCATCTGGATCATTGTGCATTTGAAGGAGCTGGGCCGCAGCAGCACGACGCAGGAGGTGGGGGGATGGTCCCATCCCTCGGTCAGCACTGCCACGTTGACGACGATGCGCGCCTCGCCCCTGGCATAGGCCGCCAGGACGGAGCGTCGCTCCCCGTCCGGCATCTCGCCGATGACCACCACTGTCGGCACGCCGGCGGCGTTGAAGGCCGCGGCGACGTGTTCGGCATGCGCAACCGTGGAGCAGAAGGCCACGGTCTGGCGGCCGCCTGCCTTCTCCTGCCAGTGCTTCACCACCGCGTCGGTGACCGGCACCGTGTCCATCACGCGGGCGACCTCGCCCATGTCGAAATCATCGCCACTGCGGCGGACGGCGCGGAGCTCATCCTGCACGCCGACATCGATGATGAAGGTGCGGGGCGGCACCAGGTGGCCGGAGGCAATCAGCTCGCCGAGCCGGATCTGATCCGCGACGTTGGAGAACACCTGGCGCAGCCCGACCTTGTCGCCGCGGTTCGGCGTGGCGGTGACGCCATAGATCCGGCAGTCGGGGTTGCGGTCGAGGGCGCGATCGATGATGCGGCGATAGCTGTCCGCGACGGCGTGGTGCGCCTCGTCGATCACCAGCAGGTCCAGCGCCGGCATCGCGTCGAGGTTCGCCTGGCGGGTCAGGGTCGGCACCATGGCGAAGGTGACCTGGCCGCCCCAGGATTTCTGGCCGGCATCCACGACCGAGGTGCCGATGCCCGGGTTCACGCGCCGGAATTTTGTCAGGTTCTGCGCCGTGAGCTCATCCCGATGGGCGAGGACCGCGGCCTTGGCTGCGCTGCTGCCGACATGCTCACCCACCGCCGCCGACAGCATGATCGTCTTGCCGGCGCCGGTCGGGGCGACGCCGAGGGTGTTGCCGTGCTCGCCGAGCGCACGAAGGCTGCGCTCGACGAAGAGCTTCTGGCGGGGGCGGAGCATCATGCTGGTGCAGCCCTCCCTCAGCGCGCCCAGGTGGGACGCGGATCGGCACCGGCCGCGGGCTGCTGCGCGGCGGGAACCGGGAAGGCGCCTGGGTGCATGGCCGGCGCGGCGGGCGGCGGTGTGTGCGCCGGCGGGGCATAGGCCGTTGGTGCGTATCCGGCCGGCGCGGCAATGCGTCCCATCGCCTGCGCGTAATCGCGATGGTCCGGCGTCACCGCCATCCGGATTTCGTTCTTGGTCTCGCCGCCAGCATCCGTGCCGTGCTCGATCTTGGCCACGAACTCGAGGCCATCGAGATCCGCGAAGCCGCCGATGCGGCGCGCCGCCTGCGCCTGGGGCGAGACATCCTTGTCGGAGATGCCGCGGGCGGAGTTCAGCATCCCGCGCAGGAAGCTGCGGCCCATCCCCGCCCATTCCGGCCCCTTCGGGCTGTAGAGCCCGATCAGCGTGAAGATCTTCCGCTTGGCGTAGGGCCCCTCCAGCACGGTGAACTCGCCATTGAGATAGACGGCGCCGGTGCTCCCGCGCGTGGCGTAGCCGCCCGTCCAGCCCTGGCTCGGATCGTCGAAGCCACCGGGGCGGATGGTGAGGCGGACCTTCGCCAGCGTCCCCTTGGGGATCAGGTTCGGGTTGGACTGGGCGTCGTTGTAGTCGTTCCAGGAAGCCATGGTGGTTCTGCTCCGATCAGGTGTTGGGGGTGGGGGCGGGCAGCGCGGGCGGCGACGCGCCATGCGCGTCGATCGGCGGCGAAGGGCTCCGAATCTTTTGGAAGAGCTGCCCGAGGTGGGGCGGCTCCAGCATGTCGAGCCGTCCGCTGCGGTCCTTGGCCGGATAGCCCCAGGGGTTCAGCGTCTGGCAAACCAGACCGCGGAACGAGGCGACCGCAGGCTGGCCGGTTGCGACGTCCGGCTTGATCTCGGCCAGCGTCATCACCTGGTCGACGATGCCGGGCAGCTCGAGGCCGGTCTTGCTGCCATCGATCTGCGGCACGAAGACGCGGCGATTGAAGTCGTCGAGCTTCTCGTCAAGGATTCCGACGAAGATCACGTTGCGGCCACGCGCATGCTGGAGATGCGTGAGCCAGGCGATCATCTCGCGGCCATGCAGCCCATAGGCGCCTCGAAGATCGGGCTTGCCGGTCTTCTCGGAATGCGCCTCGGACTGGCCACAGCACCACTGAAAGCAAAGCCGTGCAGCGACCGTGATGCTGTCCACAAAGATGGTGACGAAGCCGTCCATGCGCGTTGGGTCGCCATAGGCCTCGACGACACGGGCATATTGCTTGGCCGAATAGGGCTGGTCATCGCGCAGCGCCGGGTTGGGTCCGGCGAGGAACAGCGCGATGTCGCGGCATTCCTCCCAGGTGCGCGGGCGGATGGATGTGCCGCGCCAGTGCTGCACGGCGAGATCGCCTGCCTCCAGGTCAATGAACAGCGTGGTGCCGTCGTCGAGCGTCAGCAGGAGATAGGTCTTGCCGATGCCACTCTTGCCGAAGATGACGGCCTTGATGCCGCGTACCTCGGCCCGCCGTTCGTCGGCAGTGATGATGCGGAGCGCCATCAGCTGTTCCCCCCTTGACCCGGCTTTTCACGGTCGAGAAACAGGCCGCTCGGCAACGAACAGGCGGCGAGGATGTTGGTCTTGCCGATGCCATTCCTGCCGGTGATGACGACCTTGATGCCGCGAGCCTCGGCCTGCCGCTTCTCGGCGGTGACGATGCGGAGCGCCATCAGCGACCTCCCCGCAGTGGGATGATGCCGGCGCCGTGCGGGCTGTCGCGCAGCGCCGTCTCGGACAGGATGGCCAAGCGATAGGTGGCGCGGCCCGTGCGGACCGTGCGGGCCGGCTCGAAGGCCGCGCG